TCATCCAAAATATTAATAATCATCCAAAATATTAATAATCATCCAAAATATTAATATCATCCACTAATGTAATATAATGTGCCAAAAGTTTATATAAATCGTTAATATCTCGGCGTTGAGCATATAGGTTGTAAATCATATCTGCAATTTGGTTAAAAATAATGTCATAATCACAATTATCGTCATTCCAATTCCATTCCACCCCAATAATGTGTCCTTGTTCATCACGGTATTTATCTTTTTCCAAGTAAGCATTATTATTGCGTAGAAATATATCTGGAGTAATATCGGTATCTTTAATATAGTGAAAATAAGCAAATACAATATGAAGACCATAATAATATTCTCCAAGAACGTGTAAAATATCATTCCAATCGTATTTATCCATCCAATAGTGAACTTTGACTTCATCGGCAAGAAACCGAAAAATATAAGGGTGTAGGTCTTGTGGCAAACGTTTCAAAATAGGCATAGCATCATTAGTAGCTAAGATGGTTTGTAAAGTTTGAATTTGAGTTTTGGTAGACATGTTAATAAAGTTAAATAATATTATGAATAGTTTGATAATATTATAAATATGTTCTCAAATAATATCAATTTTTTATTTTTGAATTAAAAATCGGTAGGCAGATGCAGTAGTAATACCAACAAAAACACATCCAGTAATATCATGAATTTTCTTATTAGTCATGTTTTCATCAACATAGGTATGTAACAAATGTTTTATAAACCAGGGGTTTTTGTTATTTTTATCCTCGTGAAATCTATTGCCAGGACACCCATCAAATACTAACCAAATAATGTAAAGAATGAATGGAATAACAAAGGTTTTCTTTAATAATTCTAAAGGGAATAAAATAGGCGAAAAAATAAGCGTTAATAAAGCAACTAAATGCAAATAATAAAAAAAATTATATATCATATATATATAAAAATCATAAAAAAATGAAAATATAAAAACACGGAATAAGGGTGTTTTTATAAAAAATGAAAAATAAAGGTCAAGGTTCTCTATTTATAGTTTTAATGATTTAATTTTGTTAATACCTTTGTGATATGCTGATGAAAATAAGATAGAAAAGAAAAGCAACAAGGAACCGCCTTTAACTTCTTTAAGACGCTTAAATTCAAAACCTTGAACATTTTCTAAGAAAAAGGGTATTCGTTCAATAATATTTCGCCCAAAGTAACATAGAATAGTAACACAAATAGTTAATTTTAAAATAAACAAAATAGTTTGAGTAGAAGTATATTCTTTGTCATCATCTTTGTCATCATTGAAGAAAAAATCAAGTATTTTTGCATTAATAGCTCCAAAAATAGAGAACAATAAAACAGCAAATATTAATCCAATAATTTTGACGGGTATAAATAATAATTTCATGTTTATATAAATAGCAATATATAAAAACACGGAATAAGGGTGTTTTTATAAAAAATAAAAAATAAGTATCAAGGTTCTCCTCAATTGCCTTTCAGGCAATCCGGTGGTGTAGCTTTGCTACACGACTATCCCTCAAAAAAGATAGGAAAATAAATAAAAAAATTAGTTAATGATATTTATTAGTAATAGGTTTGTTCATATAAAAATATTCATCATCTTGATGAGACATCAAAGAAAATCCATATTTTTTGTAATAATTCAATAAAAATTGTGGGTCACCCCCGTGTTCGGGTTTTTTTTCAACATATAAATAGAGTCCATTGGTTTTTTTGGAGGTTTTCATAAGATAGTCAGTAACAAATCGCTCAATCAAGTCCATCACGATAGACACAGGTGATTTGCCAGAAACATCTTTCATCTTAGCACGGCAAACTTCATTAATCCAAGGTTGTTGATATTGTAAGAGTTCTAAATTGCTTTTTTGTACGGTAGCGGCTCCGCCGTCAATAAAATCCATAATACCTTTGGAATTGGGTAAAAATCCTAAAGAAATGGCAACCATGAATGTTCTTTCACTTTTAGAATTTAACAATTCAATAATCCGTTTGGTATTTTCATTATGTAGATTTTTATCCTTGAAACAAACTTTTTGCATTTTAATAAGTATTTTGGTCAAGTCTTTAAAAGACAATTCCTTGGGAAGTAGTTTACAATTATATTCGGTCATACATTGTCTCATGCATCGTCGCGTAGCGACGTTTTGTCTGGAATTAATTTTGTAAATAGCGGATTCATAAGTAGGAGATGCCATAGTATATAATATACAATGAAAAATAAATAAGAAATATTACGGAGAATCAGGAGCAAAAAGATACATCAACATTTTCATTAAACAACTTCTATCATCGGTATAATCATCGGTATAATCATTGTTATCATGTTTGGGTTCTTGGTCTCTTTTAATAGTCTGTTTTTGAACAATATCATTAGTTTTAGAACCCTTCTTTTTTAAATGTGGGTTGTTGGCATAGATGGGTGAAACATCCATGGTAGGAATTTGATTGTTGGTTTCATTAAAGTCATTCCAAGTTTGAATATCAATAGAAAGGTGTTTGGTGTTAAGCAGTGTAGGATTAAAAACAGGTGTAGGAGGGGGTGTATCATCAATAGTATCGGGGTGTTGCAAAGAGAGTTTATTTGTAGTATTATTCATAATTATAATAGAGTGATGTAATTATGAATACAAAAAATGCAATGGTTACTGAGTTAATTGTTAAAAACTATATATGTGTTAAGGTAACCGGCAAGACCAAGCCATGCAAGATAGGGAAGTAAAAGGTAGGCAGCAACGGGTTTGATATTATAAAACGCACGAATAGTAAATATTAAAACAACAACAAGTAAAAGTAGGTCAACTAAAGCTAAACGAATAAGTTTGTATTTAAAAAACAAAGGACTCCATGCAAGGTTGAATACCATTTGAGTCATAAATAATAAAACGGGTTTGCTAAAAAAAGAAGTAGTTTGTAATACAAGTAGAAGAGAGATAGCCATGAGTGTATACAAAAAAGTCCATACAACACCAAAAACGTAGTCGGGTGGAGTGTAAGGAGATTTCTTTAAGTATTTATACCAAAATGGATTGTCGTACATTATATGTAATAATGACAAAATATGTACAATATGTTTTCAAAACATCGCAAAAATGTAAAAAATCACCTTTTTCAGTCAGACTAATAGTAAGTAGCCCTAAATGAAATACTTCATGACAACATTACAAGTAAAAGTATTTGAAAAATATGTTTTCAAAACACTCAAAAAATGTAAAAAATTGATTATTTTAGACAGACTAATTGTAGATAACTTTAAATGATTTAATCATGACAACATTACAAGAGCAAGAATACGTGAATATGGATACTGTATTAGTAAAAGAATCATTTTTACCATATTATGGTGAAAATCCCAAAGAAGTAGCGAAGCAAGCCAAGTTGCAAGCGAGAGATCAAGCTAAGCAAGCCAAGTTGCAAGCGAGAGATCAAGCTAAGCAAGCCAAGTTGCAAGCGAGAGAGCAAGCGAAGCAAGCCAAGTTGCAAGCGAGAGATCAAGCGAAGCAAGCCAAGTTGCAAGCGAGAGAGCAATCGAAGCAAGCCAAGTTGCAAGAGAGAGAGCAGGTGAAGCAAGCCAAGTTGCAAGAGAGAGAGCAAGCAAGAGTGCAAGCGAAGCAAGCCAAGTTGCAAGAGAAAGAGGCACTTAGGATAAGGAAAGAAAGAGTAAAAGAAATCAAGAAACGACAACGACAACAGTTAATCACGACCGAACATCTGTTTAGATTGTATCGTTTAAGAGAAAGAGAGATAGCCAGTGCAAGGAGAGAGGCAGCCCGACGTGAAAGAGAAACCGAAGAGCGACATTTGCGTGAAGAAGCGGCAGCGGTGGTTGCACGAGAAAATACAAATCGTGCAAGAATAGAGAGAGAAGAGAGGCATATGAGACGATTGAGAGGAATGGTACTGGATGCGGACTTAACAGAGGTAGAGTTGGTTGAACGTTTGGGAAGAGGTTTACCGATACCACAATTAGCAGGTCGTAATAGAGATAGGAGAAGAGAATATCAACAAAGAGGTGCTGTAAATCCCATGCAAGAGTTAATAAACCAGGATCAAACAGAATGTAATAAAACGCGTGAAGAGTTAACTCTTGCGGAGAATGCATTTGAAGTAACAGATTGTCCAGTATGTTTTGATGAATTAGGAAATACCAACCAAATGACATTAAGATGTGGTCATAAATTCTGTGGGGATTGCATAATGGAACACATGCAGAGAGTGGGTGGAATGAAATGTCCAATATGTCGTGAACAGTATGGAGTAAGAGTAAATGGTTGGGCGCCTCCTTTCAATGCAAATAGATAGATAGTTTAAATAATTAAAGTAGTAAATAATGTATTTTTTTTTAAAATCTTCAACGGTTTAATTAATATGGAAGCATAAATTTAGTATTTTTGCGTAAAAAAAAGAGAATTGTATAAAAAGAATCAGCAGTGAATCCTCCAATAGAAAAGTAAAATAATACATATTCAAAGGTAGTTTTATCTTGAATATTATAAAAGTAATAGGAAAGAAGAGCAAAAAAAGGGATAGCAATGATGTCACCGTAATGACTTAAATTATTGTTAGTAAAAAAACTCATTATATAATTTACATATAAAATAATATCATCAATGATTTAACCGGATTCACTATCATTATCACTATCGCCTTCCTCTTCCTCTTCCTCCTCCTCATCTTCGTATCCGCCCGAACACCCTGGACACGAGATCCAGGTGTCGTCGCACACATACATTTCTCCGGGGTAGCCATAGCCTTCGCACATGTCACACCCGACAGTCGTTGTCGTGGGGTTGTCCTCCCGATTTTGGTCGTTAGCAGGAGGTGCAACATTAGGAGTTACGTGGTCATTGTTAAATTGTTGAATGATTTTGTCTAATCTATTACGAATGGCGGTTCCTTGACAGTTGCGTCGGTCACCCGTGGTGAGTTCTGCAAATAGTGGTGGTTCATATTTAGGTGTGTAATATTTCTTCTTAATGTACCAATTAAGGGACTCGTGAATATTTCCGTAATTAATCCAAGAACAGATGGCGAGTCCAAGAATTCCAGACAACTTGCCGTAGATTTTATTGGGTTTTGTATTGGCAACGCCAATAGTAGTGTCAAGAAATGTGAAATAAGATGTATAGAATAGGCGAATAGTAGCAATATCAGTATCCTGAACACTATCGGTAAGTAGATGATAATTGCGTTGATAAGAGGTATTCAAGGAAGCTTCGCTGCGTTTAACAATGGATAGATTGGCACCAACTATATCGGCCATGAGGTTACGTTTCTTCCCTCCCCCGACAGTTCCAATATATTTGTTGAACCAATCTCTAAAAGTATCATCAATAGAGAGACGAAGAGAATAGTCAACAATAGGAGTTTGTTTACGTGCATAATACTTGGCATTGTTACCGAGAGGAGTGCCACTGTTAAGGCGGTCAAATATATTAGCCATACAATCAATTGCAGCAGCACGATTGCCAGTCATGGCGAAAACTTCAGTAGAGATTTGATAAGATGTAAAATAAGTTTGTTCTTGTGGTGATAATTGAGAATAAAGAAGACCATTGGTATCGGTGGTAGGAAATTTATCAAGAAAGAAGTCCTGTAATGCAGAGAGTCTGGTTTGTCCGTCTTCAATGTTAAAATATTCATTGAATGTGGGTTCTTGGTCATCGTATGAGAAATGCTGCTCAACGTGTTTGCTTAAAATGATGGCATGTATAGGCCAATTATTAAGAACAGATTCCACCAAGGATTGTTTCTTCTTAGTAGACCAAGCAGGAAATCGTTGATGCTCAGGAATTCTATACTGTTTGCGTTGAATATCCTGTTGAATGAGTTCGGTTCTGGGTTGAAACACGTCGGGATGAATAATATCAATAAGAGCGTGTTGGCTAATGGTACGTCTGGGTCTGATCATATTGATGTTGTAAATTGTATACGGTTCGTAGGGTTGTAAATAAGTATTAGTTATAAAATACACTCAATTTTTTACATTTTTTGAGTGATTTGAAAACATATTTTCAAATAAATTTTTCAAATAAATAATTTGATGTAAAAAGTATTTGAAGAAAAGACAATATAATAGAATGTCTTATGAAAGGCGATGCCTCTTTAGCTCAGAGGTAGAGCGCTACCCTTGTAAGGTAGTGGTCGCGAGTTCGATTCTCGCAGGAGGCTGAATAGTTATTGTTATATAAAATAGTGTATAACAATAAAATAAAATATTATAATATACTGAAAATGATAGTAAAAATAGAAGAAGGTAATATATCCATAAAAACCAATAAAATAGATACAGAATTCATATCAAATAACAAAGTAGGAATATTGGGGTTAGTATTGCCGTTTTTTATTGTATTATGTATATTGTGGTATAAGGAAAACCATCAATTAACAATAGTAGAAAAAACATTTATATTAGTGATATTACTAACACAGATATGTACATTATATGCGTGTTTGGTAAAATGGAATGAAAAAATGTTGTTAGTGAGTCATTATATATTTATAGTAGCAGTCCCTTTTGTATTATTATGTATAATGAATAAATGGTTAAATATTTATTATTTAGTGGTGGTATTAGCAACAATATTGGTATGGATAATATATAATAAATGTATATTTGACACATTATTGTTTGAAGTATTATGGAATGGTAGTTCGTATAAATTTAATAATAATTGGATGTGGCCAATAATAGTGTTAATATTGATGATGTATGGAATAAAAATCGTGAAGTATAAAGCATAGTAACACGTAAAAATAAGTTACAACAAAAGGGTGCAATAATAAATATAAAAGTAAATTAATAGAAAGGAAATAAAGTATTATTAATAATGAATAACATTACAATAAAAAATGGGAGGAAATTCATCAAGTGAGCAGGAAGACACTGAATTTCAATATTTATTTATGCGAAATGCAATGAATAAAATAGAAAATAAAGTTCCCTTTCGCGAAGAAGGAAGTCCCCAATCTCCAAGGTCAGTAACAAAGACGCTATCATTTTTGCAAGAAGAAATGAAAACAAATGACAGTGTAGTGAATTCAATAATAAGTCAATTTGCGGAAAGGTCAAGAGTGGGATACGAAAAGTATGGAACAACATTAGATCGAACGGATTTATCTTTATTGGATTGGGTGCAGCATGCCCAAGAGGAGATGATGGACGGAATATTGTATTTAGAAAAGATAAAAAAAACAATAAAAGAAAGAGAATCAGGAACAGAAACAATGGAAAGATAAAAAATGAATTAAAAACAGGTTGATAATGTATAAGAATGGAGGAAAGTGTCGTGTATGTAGATAAAAAAGTATATACAACAAGTCAAATAATTACGTATATGGGAAATAAACGAAAGTTATTGCCGATAATAGAAGAAGCATTGGATGAAATAATAAAAGAAAAAAAGGTATCTGGAAAACTAATAGTAGGGGATGGTTTTTCTGGGTCAGGAATAGTAAGTAGAATGTTAAAAACAAAGGCAGATGAATTGTATACAAATGATTTGGCAGGATATAGTAAGACATTAAATGATTGTTATTTATCAAGACCGTCAGTAAAAGACCAGGCAACTATAAAGAAATATATAGATAATGCAAACAAAATAGCGGATGAACAAAGCCCATCAACAGTAATAGAAGAGTGGGTATCAAAGCACTGGTCTCCAAAAAAAGAGGAAACAGAAGAAGGTGAACGAGCGTATTATACGTGTGAAAATGGTCGGCGTATAGATTTGATGCGAGATTATATAAAGAGTCTTCCAAAAAAATTCCAACCGTATGTTCTTGCTCCATTATTGGTGGAGTGTTCAGTCCATAACAATACAAATGGGCAATTTGCTGCGTATTATAAGGATAAGGATGGTAAAAAGGGAGAATTTGGAGGAAAAACGAAGACGGATATAAAGAGAATCACTCAACCGATTCGTATTCCCTATCCCATATTCCACGATTCCAAGTGTAAAACTCATGTAACCCAAATGGATGTAACGGAATGGGCAAAAAGTTTACCAACAGAAACGAAAGGTGCGAAAATGGACATAGTATATTACGATCCTCCATATAACAAGCATCCATATAACATCTACTATTTTATGTTGGATATAATCAATGATTGGGATAAAACGCAAGAAATCCCCGAAACATATCGCGGTCAACCGAATGTCCGAACAAAGTCGCCATATAATAGTACGGTACATGCAAAGAAAGCAATGACAGAATTAATAGAAAGCACACCATCAAAATATATCATGTTGTCATATAATGATGGTGGCATTATATCAATCCCCGACGTAGATAAGTTGTTAGCGGAGCATAGTAAGAGTGTAAAAAAAATACCGATAGACCATAAGACGTATAATCGTTTGAAAGGGATAAGTAATTATAAACGAACAACAGAATACAAACCAGTGAAGGAGTATTTATATGTAATAGAAAAATGATAATCACTATTGTACTTAATTATCATTTATTTTGTGCGGACTAAAATGTTCTCAAACCAAAGAAATAGTGTATAAAACGTAAAAAATTGATAAAATGAATAGGATATAATGTAAGGTATCATTATACAACAGTATATCTATTATCTATTACAATGAATTCCAAGCTAATTATGTCAACAAAGTTGAATAGGGAGGAGAGAACTCTATGGTCAAATATGAAACTTGCATTGAAAGCCCATAATTCTTACCATGTGCGTAAAGAATATTATCCATTAAATATGGAAAGTTGGGAGAAGGAGCATAAAGAAATTGAAGAAGGTTATCGTACACAATTAGAGGAGATGATAACAACACGTCTTGAGATTGAGGCAATTGAAGCAGAAGAAAATGCAAAGATGGAAGCAGAAAATGCAAAGATGGAAGCAGCAAATGCACTTATAATGATGAATAAAAGAAGGACTCAAAAGAGGAAGAGAGAGGAAGATAAATCAAATATGGTACCTCGTCGTTCATCAAGAATTAGTGCAAGAATGTAAAATAAAAGAAAAATAAAAATAAAAAACAAAAAAGAAAAATATGGGGGTTCCCTTATTTTTTCTTTTTATTTGTCTATTTTTCTATTTATTCAGCTGCAAAATCCCCAACCAATGGTTCATCGTCAGTTTCATTATCAGTTTTGTCATCATCGGTTTCATTATTTGTAATATAAGTATTAGTCAAGTCATAAAGAGCATTAGTCAAGTTTTTAAGAGTAGTTTTAAGAGTATCAAAAGTGTTACTTAAATCATTTCGTTCATTATGTTTTTGATTTAAATAAGAAATAGCATTAGCACAATTAGATGAAAATTCTTCATCAGGTTCAGTTAAATGAACAGTATCAATATGTTCAGTAACATATTGAACGTTATCACAAAATGTTAAGTATTGTTCTTTTTCTTTAATTGTATCTTCTTCATCATCATCAAATGCACCGAGCATTTCTTCTTTATTAGCGAAAGTATTAGTAATAACATTAAATAATTGTTTGGTATCGTTACGAAAATAAGTATGTAAATAATCATTAGTAAGATTTTGTTTATTATTATAAGTATCATAATAAACATCTAATAATGAATCAAACATTTCAATAGCTAACAAGGTTTTATCATTATTATTAAAATTCTTAATAATATTATTACAAAATTCTTCGTCACAAATCATATTATCACAAATCATTTGAAAAGGAATGTAAGTATATTTATAAGTAAATATTAAAGGTATAATGATTCAATTTTTTACATCGTCTTATTATGTAAAAAATTTATAAAGAACTACAAGAATCACAAGGGCAATGGGTAATTGGTGTAGAGTCTTCATAAAAGAAAAAAAAGGCAAGAGAAAGGATAGCAATATAATAAAAAAATAGAGAAGGTACAGAGGTAATTTTACAAACTCGTAAAAATAGGTCAGATAATCCAAAAGCAGTAACGTAAATAACGACTTCAAAAATATTATTCATAATAAAAAAAAGGTAATATAATGTATATAAATAAAATAAGAATAAAAAATTCATCTAAATAACAAGACCCCCCCTCATAAAAAAAATCTTAATAATTAACAGGATTATTTGTATTTGGATTAATTTGTATATTATTATTATTATTAGAACATATCAAGGAAAAAATAAAGTAAAGTAATGACATACAAATAAGAACACACATAAGCCCGCCAAATAATATTAAGAAAAAATAAATGGCTTGTTTCATTATAAAAAGTATAATATAATAAAACAGAACTATTTAAGTAAGTATAATAAGTTTAACTAGTATAATGTAGTTATTTAGTTTTAATAGTAGAAACTTTAATATTGTAAAATCTATTTTTATAAGTTTTTTTAAGCCGATTAGTGTAAGAAATAATCATATCCCTTGAGATAGGTTGTGTAGTAGGATATGAAATGCGAATAGCTTCAATAATAAGGTTCATTTGTTCAGTACAGAAAGAATCAAAACCATCCGCGGGAGAAATGGAAGGGTCATTAATGATAGATTTGATTTGCGTGTCAATAGCATAAAGAACGGGTTTATGCATAGATTGGTATATTTTACGAGGTGGTTGAGAAGCGGGAACAGTAGATTTTTGTCTAAAATAATATCGTACGCTTTTAAACATTTTGTCATGAACATTGCCCGTAAAACCAGATTGTTGAAGACGTAGAGTTTCATCTTGAATAAGTGTTTTGTTGTCTTCACTCCATAGTTTCCATGCATTTTTAAAATCTTGTCGTGAATCAAATTGATGAATTTTAGAAAATGATGAAAGTTGAGTCATAAAGGAGGCTGTAAAGTTAAACCGAAAAATAGGTATGGAATCTGTTGATTTCCCCATTTGGTTATTGTGATTCGCGTCTTGAATGGTAATTTGATTAGTAGTCATAATGACAGATATTGATAAAAGTATTAGTAATATGAAAAACTCAATTTTTTACAAAATAAATAGAGTTTAAACAATATAAAGTGATAACTATAAAATAGTGTGGTGTAAATCAATAATATTATGGCTCTTATAGTGTAGCGGTTATCACTCAGGACTTTGAATCCTGAAACCCGAGTTCGAGTCTCGGTAGGAGCTTTTACGCCAGTATAAAGCAGAATGGCGCAGAGGCAGCGCGTTGGGCTCATAACCCAAAGGTCAGAGGATCGAAACCTTTTTCTGCTAATAAAGTTGGCGTCTGGCGACCACAGGCGTGTTTACATTGAGTGCAGTACAAAGCTATACAATGTAGCGTATAAATGTACAATGATAAAGTAAACAAATGGGGATGATATAATTCATCTTACTGCCCTTTTAGCTCAGTAGGTTAGAGCGTGCGGCTGTTAACCGCGAGGTCATAGGTTCGAACCCTATAGAGGGCGTATATTAATATACATAATGAGATAATAATCTTATTATGTATATAATGATGGAGAGTCCATTTGCAAAAACAAACAAATCATTTGTTGTATATGTAGAACCATTTCGAAATAATTATTACAAGACATATGATAATATATTAACGGTGAGTGTGCATCCTCCAGGTGTATTGGGTGATATGGTAAAGGCAATATCATTAGATAAGTTATCACCATTTGAAAAGCCAGGAGGAACAGTATGTAGTCATGTAATATTGAGGTATCCTCGTAACAGTGCAAATAGTACGATAAAGAATCCAGATATGTATATGACATCAGATGATATTCCATCATTGTTATCGTATTTACATGAAAATAATTACGAGGTAGATACAAGTATGACAAGGATGTTGCAAAAATCCCGTGTTCCAACAATGGAAAATCGTCGTATGGTATGTATGGTAAAAGAATTATAAAAAATTGATACAAAAAAAAGGATATAATACTAAGTAAAATATCCACGAGCAATGGAAAAACAAAGTAACTCAAAGTATTATCACGGGGATTGTCTGTGTGAAAAGAAGAAGGTACCGACTCGAATCGCCATAGAATGTGAGAATTGTATAGAGTATAGTCCACAGCTCTATACAACTGAAAGACGACAGCATACCATATGTAATTGTGAAGACGTAGAAATAATGCATGAGATATGTAAAACGTGTGCAGGCGACCGCGATGAGATAGATACATTAAACGATAAATTAGACGATTTGATGTATCATATCCACTATGATATAAAAAATTTTGTTAATTGTGAAGACAAATTGAAAGAAGTGTTGGAGATCTCTATAAAGATGCGTCATTTGAATCGTAAATTATTAACCCGCTTGATACAACCAAATAAAACAGAAGAAAAAACAGAAGACGCCATAAAATTATGTGAAAATACGGACTGTGAAAGGTATCCACCAGATTGGGATGACGAAGAAGATACTGAAAGTACTTATCAGGAAGGTCAATATAAGAAATGCTGTCTATGTGACGGATATTTTGATGACGATGGATTTGGTGATATATTATTTGTACAAGAAGAACCAAATAATCAAGAAGCCAGTTGTGATCTATGTGGAAAGGAAAATGATATAGTTCAAATGAAAGGAAGTGGGCAATATTTATGTGAAGCCGCTTGCGATGAGGATGAAGAAGAAACGGAGGAAGAGGAAGTAGTTGAAGAAACAGAAGCAGAAGCAGAAGAGGAGGAGGAAGAAGAGGAAGATAAAGGATTAGAACATCTAATAAAAGAGGATGAATCGAGACTATACCTGTTTAAAAGGTTGGAAAAGGAAGTAGAAGAATCTGGTGAGGAAGAAGATGAGGAAGAAGATGAGGATGATTATACGTGTGGTAGTTGTGGAACTACTTTTGATTATAAGTTGAATAAACCAGAATACAAAGACAATAGTAAGGATGATGAGTGTTCGTTTTGTGGAACTAAGTTTGATGATAAATGGGTTGACCAATATAAATCGTCCAAGAAAAATGATGCAAACTTGACAGAGGAAGAGGAGGAAGATAAGGATGAGAAAGACAATGAAAATGAGAAAGACAATGAAAATGAGAAAGACAATGAAAATGAGAAAGACAGTGAGAATATAGTAGAATATCATGTAGTAACAACTATGTTTGGTGGTTTTGACACAGGTTATTGTTACGCTGATGAAAGAGAATATGAAGATGAAGAGGAAGCACTAAAATACTATAATGAAATAAGTCTTGTAACCCTAACTGAAAGTAAATATACAGGGGGTGTTCAATATAAAAGAATAGAATCAGGAAAAGCACATAAATTAGAAAATGGAGAATATGAAACAGTCTATTTAAACGAAAATAAAGAAGAAACCGTAAATGAAGATGAAGAAGAAAGCGAAGATGAAGTAGATGAAGATGATGAAAAAACGTATACTTGTGACCTTTGTTGTAGAGACAAAAGTTTTGAAAATTATTATGTATTTAAACGAGGAAGGAAACAAGAATTATATTCTTGTATAAAGTGTTGGGAAAATCGTAAAACACAATTAGTAGGAGAAACATGGACGTGGACTTCTCATACTTTTCCAGGGCCTGCGTTTTATACAGTGGAAAAAGATGAAGAAGAAACGAATGAACCAATAAAATTAACAATCAAAGATGATAATACAAACTGGGAAATCCCATTGAAATGCAATGAGGTGTGTAAAGAAAATATGTAAATTGTATAAATAGAAAATATAACTACTATATAAAATGGATATGGTAGTAGCTGTAAATAAGAATGGAATCATAGGTAGAAATAATAAGTTATTGTGGGATATTCCTGAAGATATGAAACATTTTAGAAGGTTAACAAATCATAGTATAATAGTAATGGGTAGAAGAACATTTGACTCACTACCATTTGGTCCATTAAAAAGCCGAATAAATATAGTAATAACATCAACACCAAATAAATATAAAGATGGTTACAAAAATAACGATGTGATATTTTGTAATTTAGATGAAAGCAAAGAAATCTTAAAAAAATTACAAACAAATACAAACAAAGGAATATTTATTATAGGTGGAGCAGAAATATATAAATATTTTTTTTCCAAGTGCAAAAACATATATGTAACACACGTAGATACGGATGAACGCGAAGGTGTAAGCATAAAATCAATATTAATAGAATTATCTCTGGATTACAAAGTGATAGAAAAAATAGGTTCATATGAAGAAAAAAAGACAGGGAATCCAATAAAATATGAAATAGTAAAATATGTGAAAAATGAATAATTAAAAAAGCTTAAATAAAAATAAGTATAAAAGATATAGATATGTATTTGTCATTATCGTTATTATTAATAAGTGCAGTAAATGTATTGAGCCAGAAAGTGGTAATAGATTATCCAACATTGCCTTCAATGTGGACAGCAAAAACGATAGAACCAGGTGCTCCAGGAAATGGAGCTGGATTAGAAGCTTATAATTTTGTGGAAACTCCAACAGACGAAAATCCAAGTGCAATGTGGAGTAATTATACCGATTGTCAACGTTTAATATATATTCCAAATTCTTATAATGCAAAACGTTATTTACTGGGTTGTGAATCAGTAAATTGTTGCTGGGAGGAACAAAGTGGAAATCAAGTAGAATTTCAGATCCCCAATGTACATTATTCAAATCCAAGTAAAAAGGTAGATGTATATTGGCAAAAAGCAACTGTAACAAATTTTGGAAAAGAAGTAGAAGCGGATGAATGGAGCTGGTCTTGGACAGTAAAGGATAAGTTATCTCAGGATTGGAGAGCATATACATTACCATGTGCGGATTGTGTGAATGAAGTGGAATTAATTCAATGGCAAAGTCGTGCAATGGGAAGTGAATGGTTTGGTGTAGAATTTAAAGGGTATCGTGGTATAAATAGTACAGGTGAGGATGGTGAAAATTTTAAATCAAGATTTGCAGTACCCGAAATCTGTCAAAAAAATAACTTGTTGGAATGTCCATCAGGATTACATGAAAGATATTTTGAAAATAAATTGGAAGGTGGTCGTCAAAATGAATGTGATGTAGCAAAATATTTAAGAAACGCTGGATTTCCTTCAAGTACAATAGGAACAATGGTTTGTATATCAAAATATGAAAGCTCTTGGAATTGTGATGCAACAAATAAAAATGTAGATGGTTCAATAGATTATGGTTTATTTGAAATAAATTCGTATTATTGGTGTTCAGGAGATCCAACATCAAAATATAATGAATGTGGTGCAAGTTGTTCAAGTTTAATGGATTGTCAAAAAAATACAAATTGTGCTTATAAAGTTTATAAAGAGCAAGGATATAATGGGTGGTATGGTTATAAAAATCATAAGAGTGAATGTGATAATTATCAAGCACCTGTATGTGAAGAAATGGTAGAAGAATATGCACCGGTAAGTAATGTAGATTTATCAATGTATTCAGGAAGATGGTATCAAGTATACAAAGATGTATTTGATATGACATTTCAAGGAGAAGGAAGATGTGCTGTAGCGGATTACACAATATTAGAGGATAAGGTAGGTGTATTAAATAGTCAAATAAATAAAGATGGAAAAGTAAGCCAAATAAGTGGTTTTGCATTTTATGAAAAAAATAATTCGGGTGGGGAATTATCAGTAACATTGGATGGTGTTCCAAGAACAACGCCATATTGGATAATAGAATTAGGTCCAATAGTAAATAACCAGTATGATTATTCAATTGTATCAGATAATAATCGTATATCTTTGTTTGTTTTAACAAGAGATGTTGAGAGATTTAAAGAAACGTACGATAAAGAAGTGAAAAATAGATTAAATGAATTAGGTTTTACTAATCAAATAAATAAACCAAAGGAAATGTCTCAAGAAAATTGTGATTACAATTTGTATAATTATAGTGTAAAAAAAAAGGAAGATTTTTATGAACCAGAAAAAACTACAGAATTAAATAATAAAGCTCCAGATTGTGGAGTATGTGGTAAATCTTATCAAACATGTTGTATAGGGTTTGGTGCACAAGGTTATCCATGTGATTGTCATTTAGAGGAAGGAACAGGTAAGTCGGGTGAAAATTGTGGAGATTGTGGAGTAGGATTTGCAGCATGTTGTATCGGTTATGCAGCAGATGGATATCCATGTGAATGTGATGTAGAATAAACTAATATATTTTCAAATAAAGTAAAATTGTAAAATTTGAAAATATACGTATATTATAAATAGAATGTTATCTTTTATAAAAAACATAACAGATAGTAATGTAGAAAAACCAATAGAGGAAAAACCAATAGAAGAAAAATCAATAGAAGAAAAACCAATAGAGGAAAACCCGATAAAAAAAGAAGACAAAAGTGATGTAAAAATGTTGAATCAAGGTACATATGGATGTATATTTAGACCAGGTGTAGAATGTTCAAGTAAGCAATTAACAACAAAGAATTATATAACCAAAATTCAAAAACACCGCCAAGTATCAAAGAATGAAGTATTAATAGGTGAAAAAATCCAAAAAATATCGGGTCATGATAATTATTATGCTCCCATATTGGAAACATGTGATGTATCAGTCCGTGATTTAAAAAATGTAGAAGAGGCAAAGAAGTGTGATTTTATGAAAAATGCAGATGAGTTTCTGGATAAACAGTATGAATCAAATAAAATCCGTTATGTAGGAAAAAATACGCTGGGAGATTATTTTACACAAGAAACAGCAAATATAAGTCAAATAGAAACCTATTTTCGTAAAATGATAAATATTCATAAACATGTTTTGACAGGAATAATGAAATTAAATGATGAAAATATAATGCATTTTGATATAAAAGAAAATAATATTATATGTAAAAATAAATCGGGGCGACCAATATTAATAGATTATGGTATATCGGTAGACACAACAAACATATCATCTGTAACAAAAGATGTTCGTGATATATTTTTTTCTTATACAGATACATATCCCTCATGGTGTTTAGATATAGTGATGATAAATTATATGATACATAATGGTAAAAATGCCGATATAAAACAAAAAAAGGTAAACGCTTGGCGTGATGAAAAGGCATCGGTAGAGAGTACAGAACAAGTGATAAGTAACTATATAGAAAACAATCAAGGTATAATAGATGTTTTAACGAAGGAGGAAAAGGAAAAATATAAATTAGATATGATAGCCTATTATAAACCATTAGTAGAGGGTGGTATGATGAATATTCCAACGTATGGAAATGTATATGATGAAATAATAAAATATCATAAAAGTTGGGATAATTATGGTGTGGCAATAACATTTTTATTGTTATTACACGATTTGAAATTGCAAGAGCATGTAAAGGGAATCCCATTTATGGAAGAATATACAAGTATAATGAAGGAAATCATACTGTCGCCTCCGAATAAACGTCCAATGCCAGAAGCAACAATAATAAAATTGGTAGAGTCGTTATCTCACGTGAGTCGTATAGAACAAAATAAGTTGAGAAAGAAAATAACACCAGATTTTCGTAATCCTCAAAATATCAAGGAACGTAGAAAAAAAATGGCAAATGTAAAAACTGAATCTATAAAACAAACATTAATATTAAATGAGAAAAAGAATATTCAAATGGCAAAGATAGATGAATAATTACATGGGATATGTAGAGAACCATGAATATAAATAAGTTGATAAAGGTAAATACCTATGTTTATCAACACTAAAAACAGCTGCTTCATATGGCGAAAAAACATCATGAGTTTGTTTTTCAATAATATAAATAAAATCGTGTAGCAAATGTATAGAACTCCCTGAAAATACCCTATTTTTTGTATAATCCATAATAGTCGAAACATCAAGAGTATGATGTGTAGAAACATTCCAGTAAAAAACATAAGGTGCAACATCAAACCCGTTTTGTATAAATAGGTCTTTCACATTGGGATATAATTCATGTAGATGAAAAACGTTATTTTGTGAAAAATCACTAACAAATAGAATATTTAAATTGTCAACAAATCGTGTAGTAGAATAACTCCCCTTAATGCCTTGTATGATTAAATTAATAGATGTATTTTGTAGTAATGGAGAACCTTGTATGGGTGCAATAGATGTGAAAAAGTTATCTACAATATCAACAAAATCATCGGTATGATGGAATTGGATCCAAATTGAAGAATTCGCAACCGCAATAACTCTGGATTCAATAGAGCTGTTACATGCAACCGATAGTGCAATTCCAACCGCATTATAAAATGCATTGGTATCATTATAAACCATAGTTTGAGAAACGTCAATAACAGGGATAGTGAATTGAAAAGCACCTTTTTTTAAATGCCGCATCATTTGTTTCCATAAATGGTTTAACGAGGTACGCTGCAGACCAATAGAACCGTTTTGATTAGGACTATTGATAATTCTGATAGCATGTTTAATAAGAGAATCATATGTAGGTAGAGAACCAAAGAATAATTTATTATGAAATGGAATATTTGTATCATATTTGTGGCAAAACTCGGGATAATATGTAGTGAGTTTATCAAAGTGTTTCATATAGGTTTTCTGATTAACATTAATAGGTTCAATGTCATCCCATAAATATTGTGTCATTTTAATTTCAGGCGTGAGTAACCTTTTATTTAAATAGGAAATTTGTTTACGGAACCTGCACTTACATTTTGTGATAGCTTTACGTTTGGAGTCATCATTTTCGGGAGAATTAAGAATATAAGGATAAACTTGTTTTGCCCAGTGAATAGCAATAGGTTCAAATAACCAACTATATTTTTTCTTTTCACGTGGAATCCACTTAGCAACATTAGAAATATAACGTGTATCCATGGCATGTTCTGTAAATTTCCAAGT